CCGATGGCGAGGCCGATGGCGAGGCGGATGGCGAGGCCGATGGCGAGGCCGATGGCGAGGCCGATGGCGAGGCCGATGGCGAGGCCGAGGCGCCCGGCGAGGGCGATGCCGAGAACGACGCGCCCGACGAGGCCGAGGCGCCCGCCGATAAGAAGCCCCGGCGCCGGGGGTAGGCTCGGAGTGAACTGCTACGCTCGGCTCGATTCGGTCCGCGCCGGGCTGAACAACCCGGGGGCCGCGCTTGACCCGCAGATTCTCGCGATGGTGGAGATGGCGTCGCGCGCGATCGACAACGAGTGCAAGCGAGCCTTCTTCACGGCCGTGGAGACGCGCTACTTCGACGGCAACGGCAAGGCGCGGCTGTACCTCGATGCCGACCTCGTGGCCGCGACGTCGGTGCAGGTCGATGAGGATGGCGACGGGACGTTCGAGACCACGCTCGTGGCGGATACGGACTACTGGCTCTACCCGGACCGTCCGCCGGCGAAGGAACCGGCGTGGTGGGGCATCGAGCTGGTGGGGCGGGCGTCGTCGCGGCTGAGCGTGTGGCCGGCGGTGCGCCGTGGGGTGAAGGTCACGGGGACGTGGGGCTTCGCGAACGAGACGGAGAGCGCGGGCACGCTGGCGGCGGAGGTTTCGAGCGCGACGGCGACCTCGCTGACCATGGCGGCGGGGCACAGCGTGCAGGCCGGGGACACGGTCGTGGTCGAAAGTGAGCAGCTGTGGGTGACCGCGGTCGCGAGCGAGATGCTGACGGTGACGCGCGGGGTAAACGGCACGACGGCGGCGACGCACGCCTCGGGGACGGTGGTGCGGGTGCGCCGGTATCCCCGGCCGATCGAGCAGGCGTGCGCGATGCAGGCGGCGCGGCACCTCTGGGAGAGCCAGGGGGGGTACGCGGGGGCGCTGCAGACGTCAGAATCGTACGCGGCATCGGGGCCGAGCCGGTTTTCGCAGCTGTACCCGGCGATCCGGGACATGGTGGCGCCCTATCACGCGTGGTGGGGGGTGCTGTAGTGCCCACCAGGCCGGGGAAACCGGTGGCCATCGACGTGACGGTGCACGGCTCGCTGTTCGATGCGCGAACGGTGGGGCGGGTGCGCGCGGCGATTCACGATGGCGTGTTCGCGATGGCGCAGGAGGGCGTCGAGTTCGTGCGCGAGGAGCTGCAGCCGGGCCGGGGCTACCTGTCGGGCGCGTTCTACGATTCGATCGCGGCGATCCACCTGAGGGATTTGCGAGCGGCGGCGACGGTGCCGGACGCGGGGCGGCCGCGCATCCGCACGTGGCTGGAGTACGGCACGCGGCGCGGGAAGCGGCTGCGGTCGGGCATGTACATGTGGGCGCACGCGCGCACGAAGATGAAGCGGCTGCGGGCCTCGGACTACCTCATCGAGCGGATCACGAAGGAGCTCCGGTGATGACGGACGCGCAGCGCCGTGGGGCGCTTGCCTACCTGAACAACCTGTTGCGGGCGTGCGCCTACAGCGAGGGCAAGGCGTTCGAGGCCGTGCTGGTGGGGGAGCCTTCGGGCAAGGCGGACATCCCGCCGCAGATGTACGCGCTCGTGGCGTTCTGGCTGGCGGGCGAGGCGGAGAAAGAGGCGACGCTGGGGAACGTGATGGTGCGCGAGGAGATCCGGTTGCGGGTCTATCTGCGGCCGGCGCTCGGGGAGGAGGCGCGCTTCGAGCTCGAGGTGGATTCGTGGAACGCGATGCGCAACGTGCAGGCGGCGATTCGCGGCGCGTCGACGCTCGGCGGGAACGTGACGGACCTGGAGATCGACACGGCGAACGTGCTCTGGGTGGACCTGGGCGGGCTGGTGTACCGGGTGGTCGAAATGACCATCGTGCTCTGGGATACCGAGGCGGAGGAGATAGCGGCATGAGCAAGAAGGGCGAAGGGGAGGCGGCGGCGGCGCCGGTGAAGGGCTACCTCGTGAAGAACGCGCTGCTGTCGGTGCGGATGAGCACGGACCCGCGGGCGGCGGAGTACGAGCAGTTCGTGGAGTGGACGGCGGGCGACGTGATGACGGAGTGGCCGCGGCACACGGCGATCGGGGAGTGGCTCGCTGCGGGGCACATCGAGGAGGTGGCGTAGGTGGCGAAGCAAACCGGACTCGGCGCGCGGGCGTTCGTGCAGGGGATCGACATCTCGGGCGAGGTGAACGCCATCGGGAGCATCACCTCCACGCAGGAGCTGCTCGACGTGACGACGATCGACAAGAGCGCGACGGCGCGGCTCCCGGGGCGGGAGGACGGTTCGATCGCGTTCAACGCGTGGTTCGACCCGGGGACGCTGCCGCTGGCGGCGTTTCCGCCGTCCTCGGATGCGCTGCACGTGCCGTACGCGTGGACCTCGGCGGCGAAGCTGCCCACGGGCCAGCGGGGGGTCATGGTGCAGATCGCGGTGAGCGGGACGCCCGCGCTCAGCGACGCGGTGGCGATGCTGCAGGCGCGGCAGTCGAACTTCGACGTGCAGCGCCAGCCGGGCAACGCCCTCGCCTGCACGGCGACGTTCCAGGCGGATGGCGCGGGTATCGTGTGGGGGAAGGCGCTGACGGCGGGGATGGTGACGCACGCCTCGGCGGCTTCGGGGACGAGCATCGACGACGCGGCCGCGTCCTCGGCGGGCGCGATCGCGATGGTGCAGGCGAGGCCGCCGGCGAGCGGCACGGCAACGCCCGTGATCCAGGACTCGGCGGATAACTCGTCGTTCGCGGCGATCACGGGGATGACCTTCACGGCGGTGGCGAACACGGACCCGCCCACCGCCCAGCTCGTGCAATCGAGCGCGACGCAGGCGATCCGGCGCTACGTCCGGGTTGCCTCGACGGGCACGTTCACGAATTTCCCGGTGGCGATGGCGTACCGGCGGAACTAGGAGGAGGAACACCATGGCGAAGCAAACCGGGCTCGGGGATTACCTGGCGGTGGATGACTCGGGCGGCACCGCGCGGGACATTTCGAACGATGTGACGAGCATCCAGATCCAGACGCCGCAGGCGCTCATCGACGTGACGGGCATCGACAAGTCGGCGATGGAGCGCATCGTGGGCCTGAACGACGTGTCGTTCCAGCTGAGCGGCGTGCTCAACGCCGCGTCCAACAAGTCGCACACGGTGTTCGCGACGCGCACGGGGACGCGCACGGTGACGTACTGCATCGGCGGGAACTCGTCGGGCAATCCGAAGCTGGAGTGCGAGTGCCTGGTGGCGAACTACAACGTGAGCCGCGCCGCCGATGGCCAGCTCACCTGGCAGGCGACGCTGAACCTGCAGAGCGGCACGACCCCGGCCTGGTCGACGGTCTAGGGCGGTGGGTTTCCGGCCGTATGCCACCGAGTTCGTGCTCGACCTGTCGGGCACACGGTACGAAGGCGCGGAGGTTCTCCTCCGCGCCGATATCTCGTTGCGCGAGCGGCTCGACCTGATGGAAACGGTGGCCGAGGTGAAGGGGCGCATCGGGGAACTGCAGGAGATCTTCCGGCGGGGCGACGAGGCGGCGGCGAAGGGCGAGGAGCGCGATGAGGCCGGCATCGTGGCGGACGCGGCGCGGGCGAGGGAACTGCAGGACCAGGGCGTCGACGTCATCGATGCGCAATGGGCCTGGATGCTGAACCACGGGATTTTCCGCCGGTGGGACCTGGAGCGGGACGATGGCACGCCGATCCCGTTCGACGCCCGGGAGGAGCTGCCGGCGCCGCTCGTCGTGCAGATTGCGAACCGCTGGTTTCAGAACATGTCGGATCCGCTCGGCCCTTTCGAGCGCCGCTCGCCCGCTGGAGGCACGTAGCGGGGGGCGCGCACGCGGACGGGTCGGCGGTGGAGCCGCCGGAGGGGTACGAGTTCGCGCGGGTGATTGAGGCGCTGGCCCGGCGGTACGGCGTCCTGCCGCACGAAGTGCTCGATGCGCCGGCGTGGCTGCTGGCGCACGTGGAGATGGTGGAGGGTGGCGATGGCTAACGAGGTTCGCGTCACCGTCGGGGTGAAGGACGAAGCGTCGAACACCCTGCGCCAGATCCGGCGGGAGACCGAGGAGTTTCAGCGGGGGCTCTCGCTCGTGGGCGTGGGCGCGGCGGCGGGGTTCGCCGGGCTGGGCGCGGCCGCGGTGAAGATGGCCGCGGACTTCCAGAGCAGCATCGGCCAGGTCGGCGCGATCGCGAACGCCACGAAAGAGCAGATGGGCGGGCTTGCCGAGACGGCCAAGCGCATCGGCGCGGAGACGGCTTTCAGCGCGAGCGCCGCCGCGGACGCCATGCAGGAGCTGGCCGCGAACGGCGCGAGCGTCACCGACATCATGGGCGGCGCGGCGGACGCGGCGGTGGCGCTGGCGGCGGCGGGCGGGACGACGCTTCCGACGGCGGCGAAGACGGCGGCGACGGCGATGGACGTCTGGGGCATCAAGGCCGGTGAGATGACCGACGTGGTCAACCGCCTCGCCGGGGCCGCGAACCAGAGCCGCTTCGGCGTCGAGGACATGGCCGCGGCGGTGGCCTCGGGCGGCGCGGCGGCCTCGCAGGCGGGCATCGACTTCGGCGAGTTCACCACCGCCATCGCGGCGACGGCGAGCGCGTTCAGCTCGGGCAGCGACGCGGGCACGTCGTTCAAGACGTTCATCACGAGCCTGCCGGGGAACAGCGAGCAGGCGAAGGCGGCGATCGAGGACCTCGGGCTGGCGTTCTACGACGCGGCCGGGAACCTGCGGAGCATGCCGCAGATCGTGCAGGAGCTGCACGACAAGCTCGGCCCCCTGAGCGAGCAGCAGCAGACGGTCGCGCTGAAGACGATCTTCGGGAACGACGCGTTCCGGACGGCCGCGGGGCTGATGAAGCTGACCGGCGACGAGTTCCAGGCGCTCTCCGACAAGATGGGTTCGACGGACGCGGCGAGCATCGCGGCGCAGCGCATGGCCGGGCTCAAGGGCGACGTGGAGGCGCTGAAGGGCAGCCTCGAAACGCTCGGCATCGCGGCGGGCGAGAAGGCGCTGCCGGCGCTGAGTGGGCTGGCGCAGGGCGCGGCCTCGGCGGTGAACGCGGTCGGCGGGATGAGCACGGCGACGGCGGAGCTGGGCGCGGGCTTCGCCGTGCTCGTGGGTGTCACGCCGACGCTCGTCGGCGCGTTCGACAAGTTCTTCTTCAGCGTGGGCAACGGCGCGAGCGGGCTTGCGAAGCTGAAAGCGGCGCTGGCGTCGACGCAGGGGCAGGCGGCGCTGGCGGTGGCGGGCATCGGCGCCGTCACGCTGGCCATCGACGCCCTCGTGACCAAGGCGAGCGGCCACAACCTGATGGAGGTGTTCTTCGGCGGCGACCTCGAAGCGGCGGACCGGGCGGCGGCGGGTGTCGAGCGCTTCCGGAAGGCGATGGAGGATGCCGCGACGACGGCCACGGCCACGGGCACGAAGCTCGATGGGGTGGGCGCGGCGATGGCGGCGTTCAAGGACGAGGTCCGGTTCACCACCGACGACATCGTCTCGGGGACGACCGTCATCAAGACGTACGCGGGCGAGATGACGACGATGTCGGGCGCGGCGCAGGCGCTCGCGGACTCGCACAATAAGGGCTCGTACGCTTTCGAGCGGTCGAAGCAGGTGACGCTTGAGCTGGTGCAGGCGCTGAAGGCCGCGAACGCCACGACGCTCGACTACACGCGCGCCCGGGCGCTGCTGGCGCCGGGTTCGGACCTTGAGAAGATCTTCGATGAGGCGGCCGGCTGGCGCGCGATGGATGAGGCGGTGCGGAAGGCCGCTGGCGGGATGCGGGACATCGAAGAGCCGCTGAACATGCTGGAGCAGGACCAGGAGATCGCCGCCCTGCAGGCGGAGCGCCTGGCCAGCGGGCTGGACGGCGTTGGGGGGGCGGCGACGGCCGGTGCGGGGGCGATCGCGGCGTGGACGCAGTCGGTGGCGGCCGGGAAGGACGGCACGCGCGACCTCTCGGGCGCGATAGACGAGCTCATTGGGAGATTCGCGGCGACGAACCCGGTGGTGGCGACGCTCAAGGCCGAGAACGGCTTCCTCAACGAGGAGCTCGACGACCTGAAGTCGAAGACGGGGGAACTGACGGCGGCGGAGCAGGCGCGGGTCGACCTCATCGAGAAGACGATCGAGAAGAACGGGCGGCTCATCGAGGGGTACGACTCGAATCAGAAGGCGCTCGACGCCGCGCGGCAGGCTCTCACGAACTACATCGGCGAGGGCGGGCTGGGCGCGCTGATGACGGCGATGGAGAGCGCGGGCCGAGGCCACGAGGAGCAGATCGAGGCGCTGCGGGCCCTCTCCTCGGGTTACCAGACGATCCAGTCCCGGGACATCCCGGGGATGATCACGAAGTTCCAGGAGCTGAAGGGGACCCTCTCCCCGGAAGAGTGGGCGGTCATCGCGGAGGCGGTTGGCCCCGAGTTCGTGAAGCGCCTCGTGGCGGGGTTCACGGACACCGGGCAGATCGAGGCGGCGGGCAAGCTGTTCGGCGACAAGCTCGTCGGCGGCGCGGTGCTGGGCATCCAGGCGACGGCCCCACTGCTCGATGCCGAGGCGGAGGCCGCTGGCGCGCTCGCGGCGGCCGGGCTGAGCGACCCGAACAACCTGAACGCCGCGCGCACGGCTGGCACGACGATCGTCACCTCGGCGGCGGAGGGCGTGGGCGCGGGGGAAGGCGAGCTCACGGCGGCGGGGAAGGCGGCCGTTGGCATGGCGGCGGCGGGGATGACGACCTCCGCCGCGACCGAGGGGCGGCGCGTGGGCAATTCGGTGACCGAGGGTGTCGCGGCGGGCATGCTCGACCCCGCGTTCGTGGCGAGGGTGGAGGCGGCGGCGAAGGCGCTCGTGGCGAAGGTCGCGCCGTTCATGAAGGTGAAGCTGGAGGCGTCGTCGCCCTCGCGGCTCATCGCGCGCGAGGTTGGCCGGCCGATCGTCGAGGGCATCGCGAAGGGGATGACGGACGGGGCGCCCGCGCTCGATGCCGCGGTCACGGCGAGCGTCGAGCGGCTGGTACGCGGCTTCTCCGGCCAGCTGCCGGGCGTCGCGAGCGCCGCGGCGATGAGCCTCGAACGGGGGGGCGGGTACACGTTCAGCGGCGCGGGCGGGCGGCCCTCGAACGTGGGCGGCTCGATGCGCCCGGGCGCGGTCGGGGACCTGCCCAACGCCTGGGGCGGCGCCGGTGGGGTGCCTTCGAACGTGAGCAACCCGCGCCAGTGGTTCCGGGCGAACAACCCCGCGTACGCCTTCGCCCCCGACTACGTGATCGACGCCATCCTCGCGAAGCTGCCGGGGGGCGCTCCCGCGATTGGCAACACGCAGGACGGCACGGACCTCGGCTACGCGCCCGGGAAATCGTTCAACCCGGCGGGCGGAAACTGGGTGACGGCGAGCACGGAGAACGCGACGAACTACCTTCGGACGCTGACGTGGGAGGGCGTGCAGTCGAATTCCATGAACGTCCAGCAGAACGACGGGTCGCTGCCGGTTTCGCAGTACGACCAGCTGGCGAAGCTCAGCGCCGAATTCGGCATCCCGATCCTCGACCTGCACCACCGGCTCGGGCAGCGGACCAACGCGCTCGGACGGGTGCCCACGTTCGAGGAGTTCCGGGCGTGGCTGCGGACGTTGCCGCGGCGCAACAGCCCGAAGTACGGGGACCTGCAGGGCATCCTCGACGCGGCGCGCGCTGGTGGACAGGGCGCGCTTGGCGTCGATGCGGCGTGGTCGGTCATCAACGACTGGATCGACAACCCGTTCATCAACGACCCGTCGCTGCCCGCGAACGGCTACAACGGGGCGCAGGGGTTCCAGCCGTGGGACGGCGCCGGCCTCGGCGGGGGCGGCATTTCGATGCCTGGCTGGGCGATCGAGGCGATGCAGGACCCGCGCGCGGACCTGCGCTTCCCCGGCGCGGCCGCCGTTGGTTCGCCCTCGCCGAGCGGCTACACGCCGACGGTGGTGGACCCGGCGGGCGGGACGTACTCGAGCATCTGGGGGAGCGGGCCCGGCGCGGGAACCGAGGAGAACCCGGTGCACGTTTTCGACCGGCGGCTGTACGAGGCGCTGTTCCCCGGCGGTGAGCCCGCGACGGGCGGGGGTTCGCCGGTGCTGGAGCAGGCCGCCGCGGCGGCGGGCGCGGGCGGGTCCGGGCGGGTGAACGTGACCATCAACGTGCAGGGCAGCATCTACGAGCGCGACCTCGGGGAGGTGGCGAAGCGCGCGCGCCGGGAGATGGAGATGGTGTTCTCGTGACGGTCGTGACGTGGGCCCTGCAGGCCGACATGGACTTCTCGGGAAGCTGGGAGACGGACCTCACGGGGTACGTTGAGCGCCCGGGGAACGGGATCTCGTTCAGCCGGGGCATGGACTTCGATGGCGCCTACCGGGTGAGCACGCTCACGGCCGACCTTTCGAACCGCGATGGCGCGTTCACGCCCGCGAACACGAGCAGCGCGTTCTATGGCCAGCTGCGGCCGCACGTGCCGGTGCGCATCGTGGCGACGCACGCGGGGGTTTCGTACACCCTCTGGACCGGGTACGTGCAGGCGTGGACGCCGCGCTGGGACGCAGCGGGCGTGAGCATCTGCACGCTGCAGGCGGCGGACCTCGGCAAGTACCTGGTTGAGGGCGAGCCGGTGAACCTCTCGGCCGACACGGGGCGGGACACGGACGGGTTCATCGAGGAGGCGCTCACGGCGATCGGGCTCACCTCGAGCTACTGGGACCTCGATGACGGTTTGACCGCGCTGCCCTACTCGTACGCCGTCGGCCAGCGGCCGATGGAGGTGGTGATGGCGGCGGTGCGATCGGAGATGGGGGGCCTCGCGTGGGTGACGGCGGAGGGGCGGTTGCGCTTCGAGAACCGGGCGCGGCGGCTGGGCATCTCGCGCATCTCCCAGGAGGTGATGCTGCGAACGCCCGCCGGCTACTGGCGCTTCGGCGAGCTCAGCGGCGCGAGCACGGCGCTCGACAGCAGCGGCAACGCGCGCAACGGCACGTACGGCAACGACGCGGACCCCGGCGCCACCGGCGGCGCCACCGGTGATCACGATGGGGCGGCGATCTTCGACGGGAACAACGACTATGTAAGCGTCGCCGACACCGCTGTCTTCGATGCGACCGACTTCTCGGTGTTCGGGCTCGTGAAGCGCGCCGATGGGCTCAAGGCGGGGCTGGTTTCGAAGTTCACCTTCTCGCCCTCGAACCAGGGGTACAACGTCTGGATCGAGGGGACCGACAGCGGCACGCCCGGGCGGCTGGCGTTCGAGGTGGCCGTGGGCGGCACGATGCAGCAGATTTACGGCGCGACGGCCGGCGATGACATCCCCGACGACGGCGCGTGGCATTCGTTCGCGGTCACGCGCGGCGGCGACACGCTGAGCATCTACGCCGATGGCGCGCTCGTCCGCAGTTCGGGCGGGTTCGTCACGGGGGCGCTTTCGAACGCGACGGCGCTGGAATTCGGGCGGCTCTACAACGGCAACAATAACCCGCTGAACGGCTGGCTGGACGAGTTCGCATTCTTCGGCAGCGTGCTCACGGCTGAGCAGGTGTACGCGCTGCACCTCGCGGCGACGGGCGCGTGGGTGTGGGGCGACGATGGCGTGTTCTACCCGCGCACGTTCCAGTACCAGCTCGACGACCGCGAGCTGGTCTCGCAGGTGACGGTGCGTGGCACGCGCTACGTGAGCGGGCAGGACGGTGAGGAGGTGTTCCGCTGGTCACTCGGCGCGGATTCGCCCAACAACGAGGCGCTGCTCGTCCCGAACAGCACCGTGTACACGCGCTCCTTCAAGCTGCAACAGGCGATCCTCACGCTCTACTCCGCGACCGCGCGCGAGGACTACACCGCCAACACCAACGCCGGCGGGGACGGGACCGACAAGACCGGTGACATCACGGTCACGTACACGCTGAACGGCTCCGGCGAGGTGCGCGTGGACATCGCCAACGTGTCGGGCGGCGACGTCTACATCACGATGCTGCGCGCCCGGGGCCAGACCGTTTCGTTCTACCAGGACCGGCCCGAGGCGATCCAGACGAAGGCGATCCCAAACCAGCTCGCGGGCAGCGGCGTGACGATCGACATCCCGTTCGCGGACGGCGACAGCACCAAGCTGCGGGACTACGCCGTGCAGCTGCTGCGAACCTACCGGTACGAATACCCGCGGCTGCTGCTGACGTTCGACGCGGCCGACGACGCGCGGAAGCGCGCCCTCCTGAGCGCCGAGCTGGGCGACCTCGTGCGCTACGCCGACACGGACCTCGCCGCCGGCGCGTTCATCGATGAGTGGTGGCGCATCGAGGGGATCGGCTACGACATCCCGCCGGACCTCGCGGGGCAATCGTTCCCGGTGTCGGTGTCGCTCGTGCCCTCGTACCTCTACCGGAACCTCGACGCCATCGCCCACGATTCCTTCGACCGGTACACGGCGAGCGGCCTCGGCACGAGCATCAGCGGGCACACGTGGACGAACGGCAGCGCCTTCGACGTGACCTCGAACGTAGCGAAGCCGCACGCGACCTCGGCCAGCCTCAGCTACGTCGACATCGGCGAGGCGGACATGGTGGTCGAGGTGTCGCTCGCCGGGCTGGGAGGCGATACCGACGAGATCGCGGGCGTCGCCCTGCGCGTCTCCGATGCCTCGAACTACCTGCGCGCCGTGGTGAGCGACGACACGAACGCGCTCAACCTGCAGAAGGTGGTCGCGGGGACGCCGACGACGATCGGGACCTACGCGTGGACGCCCGCCGCGACGGCGGAGCTGCGGGTGATGGCCCAGGGCAACCGGCTGCGCGTCTGGCTCGACCGCGTGCTCCGCATCGACACGGTGGACGGTTCGTTCAACACCGCGACGAAGGCCGGGCTGTACGCGCTGAACACCACCGTGGCCGAGTTCAACGACTTCTACGCGCAGGGCCTCAGCTAGGAACGGAGGGGACGCATGCCCATCGGAGCGAACCGCTACGCGATCCAGGCGCCGGGCTTCGGTCAGCTCGCGCCGGTCACGCAGGACCCGGGCGCGGTCGCGGCCATTCAGAAGTTGTACGCGGTCTCGGCGCTCGGCTATCTCGGGCTGCGCTGGCCGTACAACAACGCCAGCACGGCGGTGTCGAACATCTCGGCGCACACGCTGCTGTCGCCCACGCGCGGGCGGCTCGAATACAACGAGCTGAACATCAACGGCAGCTACACGATGACGTTCTCGACGAGCCCCGCCATCCTCTGCGCCCACAAGCTCTACGGGCCGAGCGG